GCAGGCATGAGCACCAAGTATGCAGGCAGGCAGGGCACTGTAGAAAAACGCCAAAAAGTTTGCAGTGCGCAGCGCAAAGGCACACCCCCACCCCTTGCCGAGGGGGGTGCTTCCGCAGGGGGGTCGGTTGGCGCACAATGCAGTAGAACCCTAACAGTCAGCATATCTAATAAAAAGTTGTACCTTTGTTATATGAAAAAGGGAATTGGAAAGATGAGCATAATAGGTCAGCCGGGGTTGACGGTAAAGAATGGTCGATTGATTAACAATCTTCCTGATGGCACGATGGGTATTCAAGCAGCAGCAGATGCGAGGAAGTTGAGGAAGAGAGAGGAGAAGATTGAGATGATGGTTGAGGCTGATGTACGTGCGAGTATGCGAGAGAAGTTGCTTGGGTTGGAAAGTTAACCCGCTTCATATATTTTGTTGTTTGTTACGAGGAGGGTAGAGATACCCTCTTTTTTTTTGTGTCGTTTTAAAAATTCTTTTATTAATGGTTGGGTATTAGATTGGTCTTTCTAAGAGTTTTGAGATTTATATTATTAGTATCTATAAATATCTATTGATATTATTTTGTCATTAGAATGACTATTTTAATGTCAATAATAAATAGATAAGTTATTGATTAATAATAGTTCTGTCGAAAATGTTAAAAATAAGAGAAGTTTCTAACTATAAAAAAAAATAATATAAAGGAGGAGAGAGAGAGAGAATAGGGGGAGATAAAAATCACACATTGCATATTTGGTGTTAAAGGATATATCTTTGCCACAATCAAATTAAATCAATCATGATAGACAATGGCATGGGGTATTCCCCGAAGGACCTTCAGTTTGGAGAAGAGGGTCGTAAGAAACTAATCAGTGGTATTTCAAAAATTGCAACTGCAGTCAAGAGCACATTAGGACCGAGGGGTAACACTGTGTTGATTGAGTCGCCATCACACACGAGCAGTATAACTGTGACCAAGGATGGTGTGACGGTAGCCAAGTCAATTGACTTGATGGACCCTGTAGAGAACCTTGCGGTAAGGATGATGAAAGAGGCAGCAGACAAGACTGCCAACTCAGCGGGTGATGGTACGACAACTGCCATTGTGTTGACTGAGGCTATTGTCAAAGCGGGTGACGAGTTGATGGACAGTGACACGAACAGGACGCTTGTGTTGCGAGAGATTGTGGAGATGGGCAACAAGATAGTGGAGAAGCTTGCGCAAAAGAACGTGAAGCTAACCGAGGACACCTTGTTGGATGTAGCTAAAATCTCTGCGAACAATGACAAGACTATTGGTGAGACCATTGCCAAGGTATACAAAGAGATTGGTGAGAATGGTATTGTGACAGTAGAGAAGTCGCAGACCACTGAGACATATGCTGAGTCAACGCACGGGTTCAAGGTACAGAGAGGGTATTACTCACCGCTGTTCATCAATGACCAAAAGAAGGACGAGTGCATCTATGAGGATGTGATGGTGCTAATCAGTGACGCTGAGATACACAACTTGCTGCAGATTGAGCCGGTGCTGAAACCAATTATCCAAGAGGGTAAGAAGCTTCTGATTATTGCTCCGTGCTCAGTAAACGTGGTGAACACATTGGCTGCGAATGTGGTCAAGAACAATCTGAAGGTATGTGCTATTGAGCCACCATCATTTGGGTATAAGAAGCATGAGCTGATGCAAGACATTGCGTTGGCTGTGGGTGCTAAGTATTTCTCAGAGAAGACAGGTGACGACTTGAGCCTAATCTCATATGCTGACCTTGGTCATGCTGCAAAGATTATCATTGACTCGAAGAGCACTGTGATAATCAACTCTGAGTTCAGAACAGACTTTGAGGAGATTGAGAACAGAGTTGCTCAGTTGTGGGAGGCGCATAAGGCTGCCAACAAGAAGCACGAGAAGGAGTTCATCCTCTCAAGGATAGCATCACTGACAGGTGGCGTGGGTGTCATCTACGTAGGTGGTACAACTGACATAGAGCAGAAGGAGCTGTATGACCGTGTCGATGACGCAGTGTGTGCAGTACGTTCAGCATTAGAGGAGGGCATCCTTCCCGGTGCAGGCAAAGCGTTATTCGAGGAGGCACTTGCTATTGTTGACGAGGCTAATGACAGCAAGGAGAGAACTATTGCCAAGAAGATTCTTCACACCGCACTGCAGATACCGTTGATGCAGATACTGCTGAACGCAGGCATGAACGGGCATGATGTGTATGCTGACAGATATATGCGTCAGTCAGGTCGTGGGTACAATGTGGTAACAGGGACCTATGGTGACCTGATTGAGATGGGTGTGATTGACCCGGTGAAGGTGACAAGGTCAGCCCTGCAGAACGCAATAAGTGTGGCAACAACAATCCTATCAACCAATGCCATCATCACAATGGCGAGAACCTACGATACGAAATGATAGCAATAGGTAAAAACATAATTGTCAACGACATTGACGAGGAGATTAAAACTGAGTCAGGGTTGTTGCTATCCGCAGAGGATGCACGTGGGTTCAGATACAAGAAGGCAACTGTCGTTGTTCCGGGTACTGAGGTGTCTGTGATAAACGCAGGCGATGAGATATACTACGACAAGTCGCACTCCTACACAATGGTGATAGGCGATAAGCCATACACGATTATTCAGGAACGTGATGTCGTTGTTGTTTCAGATAGGCATTCATCTCTTTGATGAACTCTCTGTAACGCTTATCCATGTAAGATACATTCTTTGCGAAGATTGGATTATTTGACTGACTAACGGGGATTTCTTCCCCGTTTAGTTTTTTATACATGGATGAGATTACACGCTTACCCTTGTATGAGATTTCATACAGAGCCTTCTGCTTCTTCTTTTGGTCATAGTCCCTGAACTTTGAAATCCAACCATCTCTCAGAAGTTTATCGAATCGGTTCTCATCCCAAGACATGAGCTTATTGAACTCATCGAACTTCTCCTTCGGAAAGTATTTCTCTGAGTAGAGGAACAGCAGCATATCAAGTTCGCACTGAGTTAAGCCATACTTGGCTTTCATGAAATACCTGATGACTCTCCAAAACTTTAGGTAGTCGCTTGTGGGGGTGTATCCGTTATATGACATTAGATTTAATTTATTACTTTTGTACAAAGTTACTGAAATGTCAGGTGCAAAAACGTATTTGGCTGATGGTTTCGATGAAGCAATCATTGGTATGGAATGCACGGGTGCTATACCACGTGTAGTGTATAGCATAAAGTTAATGGTTCACATTCTGTGCAATCGTGACGGTATGACTGAGGATGAGGCTATTGAGTTCTTGGATTATAACGTCATTGGCAGTTATATGGGTGAGGGCACTCCACTGTATGTTGACGAGATGAGTGTAGAGGACATCAGGAACTACGAGTTCGATTAATTTATATGACAATGGCAGAGAAAAACGAACAACAGAAACAAACCAAACTGTTGGTCAGCGCAAAGGTAAAATGGTCCCCAAGCAAAACTGCTTCTCCAAGTAAAAAATGGAAGAAGGGAAGTTAAAAAATAACCATATTTGAAAAAAGAAAAAATAATTATATTTGAAACATGAAAAAGACAATGAAATCGATGTCTTCTACCCCTCCGAAGCAAACGAGGAAACAGAAGAAAACGGAGTTCGATAATAACTTGAGCTCAGGTGTATACACGAAGTATAAGAAATCCGTTCCTGCCGTAAGCAAAGATAATACTCTCGTGTATAAACAAGGACCCAAAGTTAATTATGGTGGAACAATCCGTTCTGCTGTAGAGGCATCTCCTTACGGAAGAGCAAAGACTGTACGCAAAGTTGCAGAAGCTACCGGTAAAACAAAAAAATATGTAAGAGACACTGTTCCTACTAAGGGCAGAACATTTGTTAAAAAGGTGGGAGGAGCTCTCAAAAGTGGGAACCAAGGTTCAGGAAGTTTCCCGGGGTGGAGGGCGAGCAAGTGCAAGAACTAAGAAGAAGTGAGTGACCAACATTGCCAAGTGGATACACTAAAAGGGGCAGGTAATGGCAGACAAAAGCAAAATGAAGTGTAACGTGCCTCGTACTTCTGACCGTGCGGGTAAGAAGATGATGGTAAAGGGGTGTCAAGGTGGCAAAGAGAAGCTACTTCATTTCGGAGCCAAGGGTTATGGTCACAATTATTCCACTGCTGCACGTAAAAGTTTCAAGGCTCGTCACAGTTGTGACACCGCAACCGATAAATTGACCCCAAGATATTGGTCTTGCAAGAAATTATGGGCAGGTCCGGGTGGTTCAACACAGTCATCACCAAAAAGTAGGAGGGGAAAGTACTGATGAAGGATGCCTGCTACAAAAAAGTAAAAGCACAGTACAATGTATTCCCATCTGCACGTGCATCACAGGCAATTGCCAAGTGTCGCAAGGAATCGGGCGGTGTTCGCAAGGGCGAGGCAGGCTCATCACTGAAAAGATGGCAGAATGAGAAGTGGGTTGACACTAAATCAGGCAAACCATGTGGGGCAGGTGGCAAGAATGAGTACTGTCGTCCATCAAAGAGAGTGTCTTCAAAGACACCCGTGACGAAATCGGAGCTGAGTCCGTCAAAGCTTGCAGCAAAGAAGGCAGAGAAGTCAAGAGTGGGTATGGGAAAACGTGTCTCAAACATTAATCAAAAAAAAAATAGATAACTTTGCACTTGAAGAATCGTACAATTAAAAACTAAAACAATAAACAATATGAAAAAGATGATGACTCCCGGTGTTATGAACTCAATTAGCAACCCAAAGAAAGCAGTTGCTAAGAAAGTTGTTAAAGGTGCTGCTAAGAAAGCAGTAGGCAAAGCAGTTGCTAAGAAAGCAATGGGCAAAGCTGCAGCTAAGAAGATGTATTAATCCTAAATCATTAGAGATGATGAAGGTTAATGGCATTGGCGTAACGCTTAGCAAGGACATTGCTAAGAACAAGTCAAACGTGATGAATAAGATGGGTAATAAGAAAGCCCTGATGAAGCGTTCAGAGTGCAAAGGGTTGAACGACCCATGCATCATGAACGGAACTGTAGGAAAGCAGTTGAGCAAACTAATTTCTAAGTAAACAAAGCATGAAGCTAAGCGAGGAAAGCCAAGGTCTTGGAGATACCATTGAGAAGATTACCACTGTAACAGGGGTAAAGAAAGTCGTTGACACTGTATCGAGTGCAGTGAAGAAGGACTGTGGTTGCAAAGCAAGAAAGGATGCGCTTAATCGTATGTTTCCGTATCAGAAAAAATAAAACAAACAAAAGCAATGGCGTATCAAAAACTTCAGGCGTATAGAGCTGCAGCAGTAACACCGAGCAACACGAATGACATACCGAGTGTTTCCAACCAAGATGGTACGGGGAACAATGGATGTGTTATTTATATTGGCGGTGCAGGTAACCTTGATGTTACAACTGCAGGTGGTGACCGTGTGACATTCACAGGGTTGTTAGCCGGTCAATTCTTGCCTGTTCAAGTTGTAAGAGTTTGGGCATCAGGAACAACAGCAACAAACATATTAGCCCTTTGGTAAGATGTCAGGATTGATTATAGCTATAGGTAACTTTATAAGCGGTGGGACCACAAGTGGTGGTGCTCCTGCTATTACTTTTTACCTGCTTTGGAAATCATCAACCGACAGAATGTTGGTTAGTGCATCAAGCTCAGACAAACTTGTTTGGAAATAAAAATAAAAAAGAATGGCAGATTTAACCATATTTCAACTCACGCAAATCCTTCCCGGTGCTGTAGACAGTACCGCTGACTTAATTCCACTGTGGGATAATAGTGCGACTGAGACGAAGAAGATAACAGTAGCTGACTTAAAGACTGTGCTTGGCGGTGCAGTCAATTGGTCTGAGACATTTGCTTCAGGCACACAGGCTTCATCACAATGGACACCGAACAATGCAGTAGCTAACGTAAATGCTGTCATAACTCCAAAGGGTACAGGTGCATTATCATCTGACCTTCCTGACGGAACTATTGTGGGTGGAAATTCTCGTGGTAGTTATGCAGTTGACCTACAACACTCAAGAAGTGCTGCATCTCAAGTAGCAGGTGGTGGGTATTCAGTTATTGGAGGAGGACAAGATAATCAAGCAGGAGGTGGTTGGTCGTTTATTGGTGGTGGATTTTCTAATTACGGCTTTAATAACTACTTCGTTATTTGTGGTGGATTCGATAACACTAACGGTGGTGCTTCTGCTTTTGTTGGTGGTGGTCAATCAAACAACTTATCTTCAGGGTCTTATTCAGTATTAGTTGGTGGTGATTCAAACTATATTAGCGGGAATTGGGGTACAATTGGAGGTGGTTATCAAAACCAAGTAAACGAACAATTTACATCTATACTTGGTGGAAGACAGGCGAATGCTACCTTGTATGGTATGCAAGCATATTCAGCAGGTCAATTCTCTGCACTTGCTGATGCGCAGATGGGTATTATTCAAATGCGTAGAGCAATTACAGGTACGGCTATTGCTGATTTGTTTCTTGATGGTTCAAGTGTACAAGCAATTCTTCCTGCAACAAATGCAGTATGGATGGCAAGAATTCAACTTGTTGCTGTATGTACTGCAGCAGGAAACGGAACAGTTGTTACAGGTGCAGCATATGTTACTGAAAGAACTGTAGGAATAAAAAGATTGAACACTACAACAACGCTTGTTGGAAGTGCTCAAACAATTGGAACTGCTCAAGCTGATACATCTATGAGTACAAATGTTGTTACAATTACTGCTGATGATACAAACGAAGCATTAAGGGTACAATACACCCCACCGACAACTGCGGGAACCACAAGCACATTTAGAGTTGTCGCAACTATTCAACTAACACAAGTTAAATACTAAGAAAATGGCTATTCAAATTAATACCAATGTAGAAACCACTGATGGTTTTACAGTTCAACCATTCTGCTATCTCCTGATTCAGATATCTTCACCTAATGTATCAAGCTCTGTTCTTCAGTATTATAAGTCTGAGCAAGATTTCATTGATGGTAAGTCACCTATTACCATTCAAACATTGCCGTCTTTTGTGAATTTGCAATTGACAGGTTCTGAGTTTTGGGGTCCTGATTTAGCAACACTAATTCACAACAAATGCATAGCTGCTATTGAAGAAGTAACAGGTGCAGATACTTGTGATATAGTTACTCTTTAATGAGATGAAAGAGTTTCTGATTAGCATAGGTTTAAACGTAGGATTGGCAGTAAGCGGATTCTTTGGCTCCCTACTTCTTGTAGGCAAGCAAAAGAACCACAGCTTGCGTGAGCAGATATTCTCCGTGATTGGTGGTACGATGAGTGCCAACTATCTTACTCCTGTTGTTGTCGATATTATTGGCGTAAAGGAAGAGTCTCTGAGATATGGGTTTGCTTTCGTCATAGGCTTTGGAGGGCTGAAGATAGTTGAGGTGCTTTACGAAAAGTATATCTCTAAATTAAAATCAGGCAAAAATGGTAATCCTTAATCTGATAGCTAATATCATACTGACATTGTCCGGTATGATTTTTCTTCTGCAGTTGTATGGAAGAGAATCTTCAGTAGTCCATAAGTGGAGTTTAGTTTCACATTGGAGCCTGAAGTTTGGCTTGGCTGCTTTAGTAGCCGGGTCTTTATTCAATGCGTTAACATTTGCAAGTCCATCATTTGCACAGGTACTATCTAATCTTGGGCTTGCTGCTATCTTCTCATGGGCAGTAATGTTTCACCATAAGATATTCTCAAGTCATGACAAAGAAGAGTAAGGTATCTGATATTAGTTCTTTCAAGGCAAAGCCTAAAAAGAGTCGCAAGGGCGTTCACGCAAAAACAAAAACAAGCAAAACAAAAGGTAGTGACAACTACAAGAAACCTTATAACAAGCAAGGAAAATGAAAATTAAACAAGTAAGCTTCGGTGCTGCTCACTATTTCAATCAAGAGAAACCGAAAAGACAAATCTATTTGCACCACACTGCAGGCAATGACAATGCAGAGGGTGTGTTTAAATATTGGGAACAGACAACTGACCGTGTTGCAACTTGTGTTGTGATAGGCTCTAACGGAGAAATCGTTCAGGGATTCCCATCAAACAAGTGGGCTTACCACTTGGGTCTAAATGTAAAGACCTTCAATGCTCATGGCTTGAAGTATCAGCCTTTGGACGAGATGTCAATCGGTATTGAGCTTTGCAATTGGGGAGCTTTGACTGAGGTTGTTGATGGCGATGATGTGAAGTATATGAACTACGTAGGGCGTGAAGTTCCATTGGACCAAGTGATAAAGTTGGATACCCCATACAAGAACTATCAGTTTTGGCACAGCTACACTGATGCTCAGATTGAAGCAGTAAAAGAACTATTACTACTTTGGAATGACAAATATCAAATCCCCTTGGAATATAACGATGACATATGGTCAGTATGCTCTCGTGCCCTATCTGCACATCCCGGTGTGTATACTCATAATTCCGTTAGGAAAGACAAGACTGATGTATATCCTCATCCCAAGTTGATTGAGATGTTGAAGTCATTGACTGCAAAGGAGCCTATTGTAGTTGGAGAGAAGAAGTCTCCTGCAAAGGAAACAAAGCCTAAGAGCAGTGAGAAAGCCAAAAAATAGATTACTGTTTTTTCTCATCGGTTCGATTGTAACATGGTTCCTATTAAGGCAGTGTTCATCTCCTGTCCCCCCAACAGTTAAGTATGTTACGGGGGACTTGGTCCCATATGCTGTATTCAAAGGGGTTCCTACTCCTTATGCGGTTTACCATACAGACACGATACCACCATATGATACTGTTTGGCAGGCAGGTGATACGCAGTATGTCTTAATGCCTATTGACACTATGGCTATCTTGAGAGACTATTACTCCAAGGTGAAGTATATTGATACGGTGAAGAATGACAGCAGCGCATTGATTGTGCTTAACGAGACCATCTTCAAGAATAGAATATCAAACCGAGAGGTTATCTTTCAGAACAGAGTACGAACCGCAATCACAGAACAACGAACTAAAGCTGTGGTGTTAGGGATAGGTGGAACAGTCAATGGATTGGATGCATCGATAGGATACAGGCAAGATAGAAACGTATTCAACCTGACCTATTCAAGTCTTGGATTCGGTGTCAGATACCAACGAGAGATAGGTTGGAATAAATCATCAGAAAAATAATTACCTTTGTAACACACATAATAATTAAATTGAATGAAAACAGTAGAAATGTTTCCGGGAGAAAAAGAGTTTTTGGAACAAGAAGAGTTGACTAAGACTCAAGAAATGCACAATGAGTTCAACAAGTTGAAGGCTCATCTTGCTGATGTATCTTTACAGAAGCACGGTATCCTAAAGCAGATTGATATGTTGCGTGACAGTTTTGCTGCATACGAGAACGGTCTAATATCCAAGTATGGTGTTGATGCTATCATCAATGTCCAAACAGGAGAGATAACAAGAAAACAAAAAGATGGCTAAGATTAGTACATACCCAAATGATACCAATGTCACCCTAAGCGATAGGCTGATTGGTACTGATAATGAGAATAACAATGAAACCAAGAACTTTACCATTGGTTCATTAGCTACTCTTATATTGTCTCAGCTTGAGGCGACATTGGTCTTGAATGCTCAGTCAACTATAGCACAGGTTCCCTCTGCATTAGACACTCCGCTTCAAGTTTCTTTTGGAGCTGCACAGGGTAGTCCTTCTACTGCTGTAGAGATTGATGCATTGGGCAATATCACATTCAATCAGGCGGGTATGTATATTCTGAATGCTTATGGTTCAGTTGAACGACAAGGTTCTTCAGGTGGAACTGCAATTCTTTTGTTCAGAGGTCTTTTGAATGGCACTCAGGCAACAAGTACAAAAGCGTTCCATATTGCTACAACAAACGATGCAATACCATATGAGGTTACTGTTCCGTTTCAAGTTGAAGCCGGTGATGTTCTCTCATTCGAGATAATGCGTGACTCATCAGGTGTGAACTTTGGCGGTGTTTACCCTCATACCGTATTGGGTGGTTGGAGCAATGTCCCATCAGCAGAAGTACTGATATGGAAAATAAGCTAATCAAATCAAATTTACATGGACATCAGAAAGATTTCCGTTGGTCCCGACTACAAGAACGGGGCAATGCACTATATAGTAGGTCAGAAGGTTCTTAACGAAACTCAAGAGATACATCTTATCAAGTATGATGATGTCAAGAAGTCTATCAAGATTTACATCATCAACGAAAAAGATGAGGTTGTTCTTTGGAAAGAGTTCAATGATACTGTTCCAATCTCTATTGAGTACAATATCAATATCTAATGCAGTCTCCGTTCTACTTTATAGCAAGACCAATTGACGGCAAGAGATACGACAACACCAAGAAGATAGAAGGTATTGACATCATATTCAATACATCTGAAGAAGACCATCGTTTCTCGAACCGAAAGGCAGAGGTAATTGAATTGCCATTGGGGTATAGTGGTCCCATTGAAAAGGGAGATACTCTTCTTGTGCACCACAATACATTCAAGTTTTACAACGACATCAAGGGCAGGCGCAAGAGTGGTAAGAGCTTCTTCAAGGAAGACTTATTCTTTATTGAGGCTGACCAATTCTTTTTGTACAACAAGGGTGGTAATTGGAATGCATATGACAGGTACTGCTTTGTGAAGCCTATCCCACCTGAAGAGTCATACGTAAAGAAGCCAACTACTCATGAGCCACTCATGGGTATTATGGTGTATCCAAATGAAAAGCTATTGTCGTATGGAGTAAACCCCGGAGACAAAGTGTGCTTTCAGCCTGAAAGCGAATATGAGTTTTATGTCGATGGAGAGAAGCTCTATCGTATGTTCGACCACCAAATAACAATCAAATTATGAATCTAATCGTATTGGACAATGTGTTGATAGACCCGTCAGGGTACGTGCGTGATGCATTGTCTTATGGCTTTGAAGAGGTCTTTGATTCCGACAAAGTATTCAAAGGCATACAGCCAAGGAGTGATGATGAGTTTCAGCACTTCATTGAAAACTACTTTTCGTTTAAGTACGAGACAGTTTACAATTTCATCAGGCAGTCTCCTGAGAAACAGGACGAGCCAAACTTCGTGCACACTGATGAGAACATGGGTGACTTGCTTGCGCTATTGTATCTAAATGAATCCCATCCTGATACTGACGGGACTATCATCTATGACAACGATGGTGGCAAGATGTGCTCAGTGCATATGAAATTCAATCGAGCAGTTATCTTTGGAACCCGGTTCCCACATTCTCGTGCGCTGTTTGAGAACTTTGGGAATGGTGATGACTCACGACTTGTTCAAGTTTTATTCTTAAAAGTTCGCAAAGATGGACCCGAAGGAACTGCGTGAGAAGATTATTGCTGCGGGATACGTGGCTGTTGAGCAACTGATAAAGGTTGCAAAGGAAGACATCATTAAAGGCGACTTAGATGAAGACATAGCTGCAGACAGATTGAAGAATGCTGCTGCAACAAAAAGGTTAGCTATCTTTGATGCTTTCGAGATTCTTACACGAATAGAAAACGAGAAGAATATTTTAGAAGGGAATGACGATGGAGATGGAAAGCCTCAACCAAAACAAGGGTTTGCAGAACGAAGGTCAAGAAAATAGTCTTTACTATGTAGTTGAGGACTATATTCCTAAGAAAACAATTTCGACTAAGAACCGCAATCGTAGTTGGGTATATGGATATGACCCACAGCACGATGTTGTCGTTATATCTAAGACAGGTCAGATTGGAGATGTTCTCAATATCAGGGGTCTTCACATAGCATTGCCTGCTGTACCGGAACAGTGTCTTCAAAGACACACTAAAGCATCTGAGCAATATTGGGAAAGAGAAGAACTTCCTGTTCCTCTATCCAAAATCAATTCAATCTTTCAGTGGAATGAGATGCCCAATCAGTTTAAGAATAGTTGGGTGGATTACATTGAGGAACAGTTTGACAGAAGAGAGCAAGGGCTATGGTTCATGAACAATGGACAGCCCACTTATATCACGGGAGCACACTATATGTATCTGCAGTGGTCCAAGATTGATATAGGATACCCTGACTTCAGGGAAGCAAATAGAATACTGTACATCTTTTGGGAAGCCTGTAAGGCTGACATTCGTTCTTTCGGAATGATATATCTCAAGATAAGGCGTTCAGGATTCTCCTTCATGTCATCATCTGAATGCGTAAACATTGCAACCCTTGCAAGAGATGCTCGCATAGGTATATTGTCTAAGACGGGAGCAGACGCTAAGAAGATGTTTACCGACAAGGTGGTCCCTATCAGCACGAACCTTCCATTCTTTTTCAAGCCTGTGCAAGATGGTATGGATAAGCCAAAGACAGAGTTGGCATATCGTGTACCTGCTTCTAAGATTACCAAGAAGAATATGTCCGAGACATCGAATGATGAGATGGATGGCTTGGATACCACAATCGATTGGAAGAACACAGAGGAAAACTCATATGATGGTGAGAAGCTACTGTTCTTAGCGCATGATGAAAGCGGGAAGTGGGTGAAGCCCGTAAACATCCTGAACAATTGGCGTGTTACTAAAACGTGTCTGCGTCTTGGTAGCAAGATTATTGGTAAGTGCATGATGGGTTCAACATCAAACGCATTGTCAAAGGGTGGTGACAACTTCAAGAAGATGTATGAGGACTCACGTGTGTCCTCAAGAAATGCCAACGGTCAAACAAAGTCAGGTCTATACGCACTGTTCATTCCTATGGAGTGGAACATGGAAGGCTTCATAGATAGGTATGGTATGCCTGTGCTACGTAAGCCGACTCAACCTGTTCGTGGAGTTGACGACAATTGGATTATGAACGGGGCTATTGACTATTGGGAAGCTGAAGTAGAATCTCTGAAGTCTGATGCAGATGCATTGAACGAATTCTATCGTCAGTTTCCAAGAACAGAGTCCCATGCTTTCAGAGATGAGAGCAAAGCTGCACTATTCAATCTAACCAAGATTTATCAGCAGATAGATTACAATGACTCGTTAATTCAAGAGCACCACATGACTCGTGGTTCTTTCCATTGGAAAGATGGGATAAAAGACTCAAAGGTTATATGGTCCCCTGACTCACGTGGCAGGTTCTTGGTGTCTTGGATACCCGGAAAGAATTATCAAAACAGAGTTATTGACCGCAATGGAATGAAGTTTCCCGGCAATGACCACATGGGCGCATTCGGTTGTGACTCATATGACATATCAGGTGTTGTTGTTGGCAAAGGTTCCAATGGTGCATTGCATGGATTGACAGGATACCATGTTGATGAGGGACCTATAAATACTTTCTTCCTTGAATACATTGCTCGTCCACAGACTGCAGAGATATTCTTTGAAGAGGTGTTGATGGCAATAGCATTTTATGGAATGCCTATCTTGGTGGAGAATAACAAGCCAAGACTTTTGTACCATTTAAAGAACAGAGGATACAGAGGGTTCTGTCTCAATCGTCCTGACAAGCCATACACAAAGCTGTCTAAGACTGAACGTGAGCTTGGTGGTATACCGAACTCATCAGAAGATGTTAAGCAGGCACACGCAGCAGCGATTGAGTCTTACATTGAGAAGCATATCGGTCTTGACTTAGAAGGAAAGTATAGGGACCCTGAAGAGATGGGCACTATGCCATTCGTGCGCACATTGGAAGATTGGGCTAAATTTGACATAAACAATCGTACAATGTTTGACGCATCTATCAGTTCGGGATTGGCAATTATGGCAACTCAAAAACATCTGTATCAACCTGAGAAAACACAATCAAAAATTAGCATTAACTTTGCTACATATAACAACAAGGGGACTATAAGCCAAATCAATAGATGAAAGATGTCAAGATAGGTATATCGTCTGTAGGATTCCCAAGTCAATTCGTGTCCGATGCCGAGAAGAACACGGAGCAATTCGGGCTACAGATAGGACAAGCCATTCAATATGAGTGGTTTCGTAAAGATGGGAATCAATGCAGGTATTATAGTCAGTGGAGAGATTTCCATAGGCTACGTTTGTACGCACGAGGCGAGCAACCAACTCAGAAGTACAAGGATGAGCTTGCAATAAACGGAGACCTTTCGTATCTAAACTTGGATTGGACACCTGTTCCTATCATACCCAAGTTCGTTGACATTGTGGTAAACGGTATGACTGACCGCTTGTTCAAGGTGAAGGCATATGCTCAAGATGCTATGTCTCAAGCTAAGAGAAGCAAGTATCAGGATATGGTAGAGGGACAGATGGTTGCCAAGGACCTTCTTCAAAACATTCAGGAGCAGACGGGTGTGAATCCATTCACAATGAATCCTGATGAGCTACCAACTTCGGATGAAGAGTTGTCATTGTATATGCAGCTCAATTATAAACCGGCAATTGAGATAGCAGAAGAGGAAGCAATCAATACCATTCTTGATGAGAATAACTATGAGTACACCAAGCAGCAGTCAAACTATGACTTGATGACCATAGGTATATCTGTTCAGAAGCATGAGTTTCTTCCCGGTGCAGGCGTTCAAATATCATACGTTGACCCTGCCAATGTTGTATACAGTTACACAGAAGACCCTTACTTCAGAGACTGTTTCTATTGGGGTGAGATTAAGACATTGCCAATAACTGAGCTTATGAAGATTGACCAATCTCTTACTAAAGAGGACTTGGAAGAAATCTCTAAGTACAGTCAGAGTTGGTATGATTACTACAATGTAGCTCAATACTATGAGAATAGCATTTTTTATCGTGATACTTGTACTCTCCTTTACTTTAACTATAAGACTACAAAGAAGATTGTCTACAAGAAGAAGATTTTAGACAATGGCGCAACTCGCATGGTGGAGAAAGATGATACCTTTAATCCACCTGTAGAGATGATGGAAGATGGTCGCTTTGAGAAAGTAGAGAAGACTATTGATGTATGGTACAATGGTATTATGGTTATGGGAACCAATATCCTATTGAAGTGGGAGTTGGCTGAGAACATGGTTCGTCCTAAGTCAGCATCACAACACGCATTGCCAAACTATGTAGCTGTGGCTCCAAGGATGTACAAGGGTGTGATTGAGTCATTGGTTAGAAGGATGATTCCTTTTGCTGACTTGATTCAGATGACCCACTTGAAACTGCAGCAGGTTATTGCAAGAGTTGTTCCTGATGGTGTATTCATCGATGCAGATGGTCTTAATGAGGTTGACTTGGGAACAGGCAACGCATACAACCCTGAAGATGCATTGAGGTTGTACTTCCAAACAGGTAGTGTTATTGGTAGGTCATATACTCAGGACGGTGAGTTCAACAATGCCCGTGTTCCAATCACGGAGTTGAACAGTAGCTCAGGAGCATCTAAAGCACAAATGCTTATCAGCAACTACAACCATTACATGGATATGATTCGTTCCGTTACAGGATTGAATGAAGCTCGTGATGGTTCTGACCCGGACCCGCATTCTTTGGTTGGTGTTCAGAAGTTGGCTGCACTTAACTCTAATACCGCTACACGCCACATCCTTGATGGAAGTCTATTCCTGTATAAGTCAATTGCAGAGGCATTGACATACAGAGTATCTGACATCCTTGAGTATGCTGACTTCAAAGATGACTTTGCCAATAAGATAGGCAAGTACAATGTGAGCATCTTGAATGACATAAAGGACTTGTACATCTATGACTTCGGAATCTTTATCGATATATCTCCTGATGAAGAGCAGAAGGCACAGCTTGAGCAGAACATTCAGATGGCTTTGCAGAAGGGCGACATCAATCTTGAGGATGCAATTGACATACGTGAGTTGAAAAACATGAAGCTCGCTAATCAGTTGCTCAAGTTGAAGCGTGTCAAGAAGCAGGAACGTGAGGAGAAGATGATGATGCAGAAGCAAGCTATGACTGCTCAACAACAATTGAAGTCTCAAGAGATGGCTGCTCAATTGGCTGTTCAGAAAATCGAAATGGAGACCCGTCAGAAGATGCAGTTGAAGCAAGCAGAGATTGCATTCGAGATGGAGAAGATGAACAACGAAGCCAATCTGAAGAGCAAGCTTATGTCTGAGGAGTTCAACTACAACATTCAGTTAGCTAAGATGAATGGTGGCGAGTTGTCAAGAAGAGAGATGGCGAAAGAAGAAGCTAAATCAAAACGCATAAGCCAACAAAACACTGAGCAGTCACAGTTGATTAATCAGCGCAAGTTGAATTTACCACCACAGAATTTCGAATCAAACGAGGATTCACTTGATGGTTTTGACTTGGCTGAATTCTCTCCTCGATAAGTATAAAAAATTTTTCTATTAACTTTGCATAAAAATCATATCAAATGGAATTTAAAGTAAGAGAAGTAACCGGAGAAGAAAAGGGCATTGCTGAAAAAGAACAAGAGTTGCTCGACAAGCACGAGCAGAACTTGAACGGTGATGAAGGTAAAGCAGAAGGAGATGGTATTCAAGTTGAATTGCCACCCGCTGCAGAAACCGAAAAGCCTGCAAGCCTAAAGGAAGAGGACGTTCTTTCATATATTAAAGAAAGGTACAACAAGGACATCAGCTCATTCGATGAGTTGATTGCTGCACGTAACAGCAACGAAGAGTTGCCTGAAGATGTGTCAGCATTCTTGAAGTACAAAAAAGAAACGGGTCGTGGAATCCAAGACTTCTTGAAATTGCAAGAGGACTTCGATACTATGGACCCTGACCAAATGCTAAAGCAGTATTTCTTGGCAACTGAGGATGGTCTTGATGAAGATGACATTGAGGCTATGATGGAAGACTTCAGCTACAATGAAGACTTGGATGACGAGTCAGATGTCAAGAGAGCTAAATTGGCGAAGAAAAAAGCTATTGCTAAGGCTAAGACTTATTTCACGGAGCAACAGGAAAAGTACAAACAACCCCTTGAGTCAAGAACGGTTGGTATCCCTGAAGCCGAGAAGGAAGAGTATGAGGCTTACAAGCAATATTTAAAACAGGCTAACACTGCAGGTGAGGAGCAAGAGAGGAAACGTGAGTGGTTCCAACAGAAAACTGACGAAGTATTCAGTCAAGAGTTCAAAGGTTTTGAGTTCGATGTAAATGACAGAAAACTTGTTTTTGCTCCCGGTGATGCCACTGAGTTGAAGAAGGTCCAATCAACCCCAATGAACTTTATCAATAAGTACTTGGATGAGAGTGGTCTGATGAAAGACGCAGTAGGTTATCATAAGTCGTTAGCCATCGCAATGAACCCCGAAAAATTTGCCAAGTTCTTTTATGAGCAGGGCATGGCAGATGCCACAGAAGATGTGACACGTAAGATAAAGAATGTTAATATGTCGGAACGTAAAGCACCGGAAGCGGTAAATAAGGGGGGAGTGCAAATACGAGAAGTAAACGCAGGCTCAGGTCGTGGGTTGAAAATCAAAAGTGCAAAAAGAATATAAACCCTTAAAATAAACAAAAAACAATGGCAGTTCTATCAACTCCCGGATTTCAGTTGCAGCCCTCAGCAGAGCAGGTTGCCTTGTCCACCAACTACATTACCAACTTCAACTTCTTGAATCAGTATCTTCCTGATACTTATGAGAAAGAATTTGAACGCTATGGTAACCGCACCGTAGCATCCTTCCTTCGTATGGTAGGTGCTGAGATGCCTTCTAACTCTGACCAAATAAAATGGGCAGAACAAGGTCGTCTTCACACCAAGTACGTGGATGTTACCACTACTGTTTTGACCACCGCAGACAGTGCCACTTTCACAGTCAATGACTTGAACGTATCAGGCATCGCAATTCGTCCCGGTCAGACCGTTATGATTACCCCTAACGTAGCAGGTCCTACTCAAAACAAAGGTATCGTTACCGCAGTTAACACTACGGCTGCTACCTTTACTGTAGCCTTCTACGAAGCAAGTGGTATCACCAACGCTTCAGCAGCAAACAAATTCACCGTATTCGTTTACGGTTCTGAATTCAAAAAAGGTACTTCAGGAATGGTTGGCTCTTTGGAAGCAGAAGACGAAATCTTCAGCAACTCTCCAATCATCATCAAAGACAAGTATGCCGTATCAGGTTCTGACATGGCTCAGATTGGATGGATTGAAGTAACCACCGAGAATGGTGCTACAGGTTACCTGTGGTACTTGAAGTCAGAGCACGAGACTCGTCTTCGTTTCGAAGATTACCTTGAGACCGCTATGTTGGAAGCTGTTCCTGCAGAAACAGGTTCAGGTGTTGCTAACGCATCACTCAACCCAACCTATGGTAACAAAGGTTCTGAGGGCGTATTCTACGTGGTAAACTCACGTGGTAACGTATGGGGTGCAGGTGCTCCAACCACCTTGGCTGACTTTGATACTATCGTTACTCGTCTTGACAAGCAGGGTTCTATCGAAGAGAATGTTCTTTTCGTTAACCGTGAGTTCTCTTTCGACATTGACGATATGTTGGCTACCCTTAACGGTTTCAACGGAACAGGTGTTGCTAACTCAGCTTCATTCGGTTTGTTCGACAACGATACCGACATGGCTTTGAATCTTGGCTTCAGCGGATTCCGCAGAGGTTATGACTTCTACAAGTCTGATTGGAAGTATCTGAATGACCCAAGCTTGCGGGGTGGTTTGACCTTGTCTACTTCAGGTGCTACTACCGCAAACGTAATTACCGGTATGCTTGTTCCTGCAGGTTCAACTACTGTGTATGACCAAATCCTTGGTAAAAATGCGAAGCGTCCTTTCCTTCACGTGCGTTACCGTGCGTCTGAAACTGAGGACCGCAGATACAAAACTTGGATTACGGGTTCTGCCGGTGGTGCTCAGACAAGCGACCTTGATGCAATGGAAGTTCACTTCCTCTCTGAACGTGCCGTGTGCACATTGGGAGCTAACAACTTCTTCTTGTTCCGCTACGGAGCATAATCGTAAAAAACTAAATTGGGGGGTGTCTTCAAAGACACTCCCCTATTTTAAATTCAAATTATATCTTATCAAAAATGAAAAAAGTAAAATTAGAAGCAAAGGACAGGTACTACCGCCTTCGCAACGAACTCGCACCGCTATCCTACACGATTGCTACACGCAATTCCCGTAGATACCCTCTCCTTTGGTATGATGAAGAGAAGAACCAAAACCGTCCTCTTCGTTATGCAATTAACCAAAAGTCCCCATTCGAGGACGAGCAGGATGGTAACGCCATCATTGAGCCAATCACATTTGAGGGAGGCTTCCTATTTGTTCCAAGAACCAACCCTGTACTTCAAGAGTTCCTGTATTACCATCCTCAATCAAATGTAATATTTGAAGAGGTTGACAGTGAACGTGACGCACAGCAAGTTGTTGAGGAGCTTACTGCAGAAGTAGATGCATTGATTGCTGCACGTGAGATGACCATTGAGCAACTTGAGACAGTTGGTCGTGTGCTCTTCCAACGTGACACCACCAAGGTAACTACTGCTGAGTTGAAGCGTGACATCTTGGTGTATGCTCGCAACTATCCTAAGCAGTTCATTGATGCTCTTGAGGACCCAATGCTGAAGCTTCAATCAAGTGTCCATATCTTCTTTGATAATGGCTTGTTGGGATTCCGCAATGGCAACAAAGAGGTGTGGTACAACACTCCAACCAACAAGAAGAAGATGCTTACCGTACCATATGGCGAAGACGCATATGTATTGGTAGCACTCTACTTGAAGTCTGATGAGGGAATCGAAGCTCTGAAGATGTTGGAATTCCACCTGAACGGAGAGTAACCATAAACCATGTTAAATAAGAGAGGGGATTTACCCCTCTTTTTTTTTACGTATCTTTGTAGAAAGAGAAAAGGATGATTAATTCAGTTAGAAATACTGTGCTTTCCGTAGTTAACAAGAATAACTTCGGGTATATATCTCCTTCAGATTTCAATCTGTACGCACAGCAGGCGCAGATGGAATTGTTCGAGGGGTACTTTGAGGAGTATAATACGCTTGTCAATAAAGAGAATGCAAGAGTTTCAGGAACCGGCTATGCTGATTTAAAGCAAGCTGTAGAAGAGATGATTGATGTATTCTCTGTGACAAACTTCCTAAAACACAACGCATCAAATACATATTTCCTTCCATCATTGACAACTACAGGTGATGATTACTTCTTGATTAATAAGCTATTGTGCTATCCTGTGATACTTGCTCAGGGGCAAAGTACAAATAACTTGTTGTCTGCATTGGAAGATTCAACTGCAAACTTCATTGCTGATGGTGTAGCTGTTGGTGACATAGTTGCCAATACTTCTACAGAAACGCAAGCTACTGTTGTTACAGTGGTATCTGCTACAGTGTTGCTCTTGTCTTCAAACATATTCACTGCATTCCCTGAAGACTATGCGGTGTATGACAAGAGTATAGTAAATCAAGTTGAGAAAGTAAGCCATAGCAAAATCACTTTGCTGAACAATTCATTGCTTACTGCTCCATCAAATACTTATCCTGCATACACTCAAGACGGGTTATCTCTTACGATATATCCTGAGACTGTTGCAAAGCAGGGTCAGATATTGAGCCAATACATACGCTACCCTAAATCTCCGAAGTGGACATATGTTACACTTACCAATGGTGAGCCATCATTTGACCAATCACAACTTGACTACCAAGACTTCGAGCTTCCACTTGAGGATGAGTTCAAGTTGGTGCACAAGATTCTTCAGTACGCAGGTATATCTATCCGTGAGACAGAGGTATATCAGTTTGCTAAGGTTGAGGAAAGAGGGATGCCACAACAATAATAATAGACAACTATGGCTTATATCTCACAGTTCGACTATTATGACAACCAAGATAATTGGGGGTCATATCAATACGTTAGCCTATATGACATCGTCAACAATTTCATGTTGATGTATGCCGGTAATCATTCTTTGATTAATAACGAGGAACGCTTCAAGATTTTATTCCATGCCAAGAGAGCTGTGCAGGAATTGAACTATGACGCATTCAAAGAAGTTAAGATTTTAGAGTTGTCAGTTACTGACAGCCTGAGATTCATTCTTCCATCTGACTATGTGAATTGGGTTCGCATATCCTTGTATAAGGATGGATACTTGCGTCCTCTTACTGAGAACATTCAGACACTATCCTCAGATGCATATCTTCAAGACAACAATGGTAACATTCTGTTTGACCAAAACGGCAATGTCCTGAAGCCACAGTATTCTGAGATTGACTATGACCGCATCAAAGGGACCAAGAAGAGCATCTACCTGAACCAAGGTAATCAGTATCATGGGCAGATGGGTTGGAATGTTGATGGGATGTGGTACTTCGACTATGCCATCGGTGCACGTTTTGGTTTGAACACTGAGACTGCAAACTTCAATCCTACTTTTAACATTGATAAAAAAGCAGGAGTGATTAACTTTGACTCGTCAATGTCAGGAGAGCTGTGCATACTTGAGTACATATCTGATGGTATGGAGAATGGTGATGACTCTCGCATTTCTGTAAACAAGCTATTCGAGAAGTACGTGTATGCGTATATTGAATATGAAATCATTAGCCATAAGCTTGGAGTTCAGGAATACATTGTTGCTCGTGCAAGAAAAGAAAAGACAGCGTTGTTACGCAATGCAAAAATTCGTTTGAGTAATATTCACCCCGGACGATTGTTGATGAATCTTCGTGGTAGAGATAAGTGGATAAAGTAATATGGCAAATATCTCAAGAAACTTTGTAGCAGGTAAAATGAATAAGGCTGTCGATGAACGCCTTATTCCTAATGGAGAATATATCGATGCGCTTAACTGCAGATTGGGTTCAAGTGAAGAGTCTGAGATTGGTGCTATAGAGAATTCAAAGGGTAATCTTCCTTTGACATCTCTGTTGTATCCACCAACCGGAACACTTCTTAGTGCAAGTGCTAAGTGTATTGGTGCTTATCAGGATGGAGCTAATGAGACTCTTTATTGGTTTGTGCATGACCCTAACTTCTCTGAAGGTGCTACAGGTAAGCTTGACTTGATTGTCTCTTTCAATACTGAGACAAATACATTGACATACCATGTCGTTAGTATAGATGATTTAAGTGGTGTAAATACTACTTTGAACTTTAATCCTCAATATTTGATAACAGGTGTTAACCTTGTTGATTCAAATGAAGAGGGGTTATTGTTTTGGACTGATGACTATAATCAGCCAAGATGTATAAACACAAGAAGAACATATGCTCAGCCATCAGGATTTATAGATGGATTTTTTAATGAAGATATATTGGTAATTAAAAGACCGCCTATTGAGCCAATTTTAGTTCAGCCATTGACTACGGGTGGTCAACAAAACTTTTTAGAAGAAAGATTTCTTTGCTTTGCGTATCGCTATCGTTATGCTGATGGTGAATACTCTGCTACTTCTCAGTTCACTGCTCCTGTATTTATACCAAACCCATTTGAGTTTAGCATTAATAGCTTTTTAAATGAGGGTATGGTCAACTTGGCTAACTCTGTTCAGCTATCATTTTGGACAGGTGGTTCACTTGTAAAAGGAATTGACTTGCTATTCAAAGAGGCAGGTAGCAATACCATAAAGGTAATTGAGAAAATAAACAAGGCTACATCAAGCGTACCTGATAATACATATTATCCATATACGTTTACGAATAGCAAAATATTCACCGTGCTTCCTGAAGCTGAGTTGCTTCGTCTATATGACAATGTACCGTTGCTTGCTAAGGCGCAGACCATTATGGGTAATCGTCTTGTGTATGGAAACTATGTAGAGGGATATGACTTGATTGACAAGTTTAATAATCCACTTAGTCTTACATATGTTTCATCATTGGTATCAAATGAAATAAATAATGACCAATTGATAGATGATACCGATAGTGGTATTTATACAATAAATGGTTCTCAAACCATACCTCAAGCAACATTTACTGTTGACCTTGACTCTGTAGCAGGAGAGTTAAATGCAGGAGCACAATTAAACATAGCTATACGTGTAACACACGCATTGTTTACAGGCAGTACTCCTGTGCCAACAGAACAGACTCAGAGTGTTCAAATTGATTGGTCATTTACTTTGCTGAACAGCTATGCATCTGTATATGAGATGGCTACAAGCAATGAATTTGAGGAGGCTGTTGGTGTTGGTACATTGTATCCTGTATACGACCCAACACCGGGCAATCCAACTTCTTGTGATGGGTTTACTCTTACAGATATATTTAACTGTGCACTTCCAAATACCTTAAATGGTTCTACACCTGTTACGAAATATGCAAGTGGTATATCAGCTCCGGGTCAACCATTTGTAATAGTAACAAGTCCTTCAAGTAATGTAATTGGATTCCAAGTCCCTGCAATGAACTATGTAGGTGACTTAAACAATCCTACTACTTTTAGTGTTTATGAATACTACAACGTATCATATGGAGAGGCGTTTTGGTCAGGCATAGCAACTCCAAAAAGCTTGCACAGTAACAGAGGTTATGAGGTTGGAATCGTGTATATGGATGAGTACTTACGTGCATCAACAGCATTGGTTAGTACTGACAACGCAGTACACGTTCCATGTGAGTATTGTGATAGACAGAACCAAATTCGCATAACAATACCTACTACTCAACGTGCTCCGTATTGGGCTACAAGCTATAAGTTTGTAATTAAAGCGGATAGAGAGAACTACGAGACTGTATACGCAAGTATATTCTTCAGGGACCCTAACACCAATAATGTCTATATCCTATTGGAAGGGGAGAACTCTCGTAAGGTTGAGACGGGTGATAGATTGATTGTTAAGGCAGATACTGCAGGTCCTGCTAAAAATTGTTTATACACTACAGTCCTTGAGAAAGAATCAAAGCAACGTGGCTTCTTAGAGATACCAAGTTCATTGGACCCTAATGTAAACTTAGAGGTTCCTTCAGGGGTGTACATGAAAATAAACCCAAGCAACTTGACATTGGTTCAAGATGAGTTGTCATATATAACTGCTTCAGACGAGGATATTGCAAGTGGAGCAGGCTCTTATCCTAAAGCATCTGTTCTTGTTAATAGATATGATACAGCCACAAGTGCATATGTTGATTACGATATACCCGCAGGTAGTAGAATAATATTTAACTTTGAATTTGAGAGAAGGGGTAGTGGTGACGGCAACAATGCTTGCGAAAAGCGTATCTATACATTAAATAAAACTCTTATTGCATCTGCCAATTACAATAACTTCAAAGATTGGTTTGATGGTGACAATGTAGAAATTGTATTGAACCAAGGTATACAAGATGTAGGAGCAGGTGGATGTGATATTGGAAATGTATATTTCCCATCATTGGCTACAGCATATCCTGCTATAAGTGGGGATTATTGTGACAATAGATATAGATTTTTAAGGTCAACAAATAATTCATTATATCTTGTTGCTACAGGAACAAGAGCTTGTGGTACTTCTCAGAACAAGAAATCTAAAGTATCATTAAAGATAGAAGTATTCCGTGCAGAAAACACATTGATATTTGAGACTGAGCCACAGGATACACTTCCTGATGTTTTCTATGAAAACAATTTATTCTTGTCTATAGGTCCTGATGGTGAGCACTATGGTAACATACAGAATCAAGACTTTGCATTAAACCAATCTGCAATAATAGACACTGAGTTTTTCAACTGCTTTGCATATGGTAATGGAGCTGAGTCATATAAGATTAGAGACTCTATTGTTGGAAAGTCATTTAACTTGGGGAACCGGGTTACATCAGTTTCTACTCAAGACTATACTCAGGCTGATAGGTTTGGTGACCTTACCTATAGTGGTATCTATAATGATGAGAGCAATCTGAATAGGCTCAATGAGTTCAACCTTGGTCTGCTCAACTTCAAACAGCTTGAAGATTCATTCGGTCCAATCACTTTGATTGATGGTCGTGAGACTGACATACTTGTTCTACAAGAGGATAAAATATCATATGTATTGGCAGGCAAGAATCTTTTGTCAGATTCCGCTGCAGGTGGTGCTATCACATCTGTGCCTGAAGTATTGGGTACTCAGATTGCACGTATTGAAAACTTTGGTAACAGCTTTCATCCTGAGAGTTATGCTAAGTGGGGTGAGGACAAGTTCTTTACCGATGCAAAGCGTGGTGCTGTTATCCAATTAAAAGGTGACTCATATAGCAATGAAAGATTAGGTGTTATATCTGAAGCAGGGATGCGTCCTTGGTTCAGGGACCTATTCATAGAGTCTTTAACTACTCAGAAGCTTGGTGGGTATGACCCATACATGACTGAGTACGTTCTAACTAACAATGACATTCCAATTCCAATGCCTGAAGAATGTATTGGTTGTGGAATACAGCAGACATTTACATTTACAGCAGTAACACCAATCACATATTGTATTGATGTAGGGACCTTGGTCGGACCATTTGATGTAATATGGAACCCTGAGTCTATCAATCCGGGAGATGGATTTATTGTTCAGGTAACATATGATGGGTCTACAACTTCTTCAGGAGTTGAATCAACAGCAGGAAGTTTAACAATACAAAAGAACTCTATAAGCCCAACCATAGCTTATATTGAATTAATACCTATTGGTACTGAAATTACTCTTAGAGTTGAAGTTGCTTGTCCTGTTCCAAGTCCATTGACAATAGTAGAGATTGTTATAAGCAATGATGCTGATGGTGGTAAGTATACACACGCTGAGTATAAGTATACAGATACCCCATACATAAGTCCAACTACATCAAGATTGGTGCAGCTATCTTCAGGAACAGCCAATCCATTGGTATCATTCTACAATGAAGTAAGTGGGAACCAAGGTTCAGGAAGTTTCCCGTTGAATGGGACTACTGTATCAATGATTTCAAATAAGATAGGGTTTGATGACTTTGACTTTGACCCTGCATTCAATAAGTTTATGTGGTTTAGGAGTGATAACTACTATGATAGTGACCCACCGAACATAGCAACATTGCTATCACTTGCTAATACCGCAACACCAATACTTGGTGCATCTCCAACATACATGGCAGATTTCACAATGCCAACATCAAGCGAACAGTATTTATACTTGATATGGAATCTTAGAAAGCCTGTTGAAACTGAGCTATGCTATTCTGATGTTGATGTGTTTGATGCTTGCTGCGGATGTGAGCAGTGTGCAGAGCTATGCTCTTACTATGACATATACTCTTCCACCGGTGGTTCTTATCAATATACCGACTGCTTCTCTTCAGAGATTGTTGAGACAGATATTGGGATAGATGAGTCAATAAGCGTGTGCTCATCAACCATTCCTATTGTTTTGACAGGCACTGTTGATGTTACATTTAATCAGTGCGGATGCCCAACATAATATAAACTATGGCTACAAGCGGAACATATTACTTAAACGGTCCTACACTATCAAGCTCGACAGCAGTATTCACTGATGATACATTGAGCACTTGTGCTCCTGATGGATTTTATTCTGAAGGCTCAATAGTTAGAGAGCAGGTAGACTGCGTACTATTGCCACCTGTTGTTTGTCCATCATGCGCTGCTCCTTGTAATACTCCAATATCAGGTACGGGCGGTCCGGGATTGTATTATGTAGATACCAATACCGGTACAGCTACAGGTGCTATCATAGTTAAGTTCAATGCCTTCTCAGTACCTGACGGGATATTAGCTCAGCTCGGTCCAAACCTATACAACGGTATGTCTTCTCAATATTTTGGTTGGCTTCAGGGAACTGCAGGTTTACCAACGTATGTTGGAGAAGCAGCAAGTGATTGTGGATTGGTAGCAGGTTCTCCATATTCAGGAGTTATTGAGTATGAATACCAAAGTGGTGCTTTTGTCGATAGTGGTAATACAGTAGGCGTTACAGTTGTATCAGGTCAATTAGATTTGACTACATCAAATGCAGGCGTGTGTACTATGGTGATACCAAAAACATCAAATGCATACAGCGTTCTGAGCACACAGATATTTAGTCTTTGCCCTGCTACAAGCTTTAGCATTGAGATAGAATGTCCTGAAGAACTTAGCACATGGACAGGAAGTGCATTGGCTGCTTCAGGCTCAGGAGCCTGCGTATTGAATGCAGCTACTACATACTACTACGTTCATGTGAATGGGGTAGGTGGAGTTCTTGGACTATACGACATGGTGTTCTCAGATGCAAATGGCGAGTTTCCGTTGGCAGCAGGATACTACAACACAGGTTCAATGAGTCCATCTTATGATTGGATTCAAGTAGATGCCAATGGTGTTGTTATAAGCTTTGGTGTTTGTACGGCTCCAAT